ATCTGCCGATACATTTGAGGTGATACCCGTTCCACCCGCATTTACAACTGCCTCAAGGTAGGCGTTTGCTTCAGCATAACCTTGTGGTGGTGGAGTAGCCGATGGTGTAGGTGTCGGTGTTAAAGTCGGTGTAATCGTTGGAGTAATCGTAGGTGTGACCGATGGAGTTGGAGATGGGGGCACAGGAATAACCACCTCATCACCATATATGGGGCGGTCAGGGTCGCCAAACAAATTGACGAAATTTGTATTGCGAAACTCTATCGGCATAGATTTATTATTTTATCAAGGTGCTATCTCTTGTACTAACAAATCACCATTCTCTGCCTGTAAAATATCACCATTCTCAGCCAAGATAAAATACTGAACTGCTGGTGACGGAGTAGGAGTAGGTGTTAAAGTCGGTGTTGGAGTTATTGTAACCGATGGAGTTGGCGTTGGAGAAACCACAGGAGTAGTCCCACCTTGACCTTCACCAAACATATATTGTAAAACCAACTTAGGCTCTCCCTTCTCACCAAGAGGTTTTAAGAGTTTTCTATAGTCAGGATTGACTTGTTTTTTCCAGGGTTTTCTAAAATTATACATACATTTAATATTAGGCTAAAAAGGAGGGGGAATAAACCCCCCTCCCTATATTGATAATCTATTGATTATGCGTTAAATACGATACCACTAAATGCTGTAGTAATATCATCGATTTCACTTGATGGTTCTGGTTCTCCACCACTCATTGTAAGCGCATTCACGCCATTGAGGTCGGTTAGACCAAGACCTGAAACCATAGAACCACTATCAACACTCAACCCGTTACTTGGGGCTACCAACCAGTAGCGTCCGTTCGTGTCGAGGACAATAGCGTAGATTTCATTTTGTTTAACCAACTCAAAGAAAATGTTTCTCAATGATTGGTTTAATTTAGGGAAACTCAAAGTAAGAGTAGGTGTAAATGCCACAGATTGTGCTGTAGTATTTACAGAGATTGCTTCCTCCCAAGACGATGACGCCTTAGCCAACTCAAATTTGTAGAATGTCCCTGTTCCTGAGATACTTGTGTATTTGCCATCAACATCTTGAGTAGTAGATGTGATTGTGTTACCACTATCACCTAAAATCCAAATGGTTTTTAATCCACCCAACGATGCGTTACGACAATCTAATGCGTATCCTTCTGAAATATAACAAGACATAATTTATTATTTTTTAAGTTAGTTTATTAGCGTGCTACTACGAAAGAAGCCAAATCGAAACAACCCAATCCGTAGGTCATTCTGCCGATAATTTTCACAACATCTTCTGCCTCAACATAGAATGCCTTGATAGACATACCATTATCATCAGTTGTGTTTAATCCTACATTTGCGTAAGATAATGGGAAAGCATACATAGTATTTGCTGGAACACCCACTGAAGGAATTACAGGAATACGAGTACCAGGAGCATATACCATAAACTCTTGACCTTCCATAGCACCTGCGTCATCAAATGCGAACAAGTTTAATGTTGAGTTTGTTCTCAATGAATTTACATACGCTCTGTAGTCAGAGTAATTCACCATAATACCCAAGTCGTTTCTGTGGATAACATTTGATGGGATATTCTCAATCAAAGTCGCAATGCTATCAACTGAAGCCGCAGAGTAAGTGATTTGAGTAGCGCCGTTACCAGTTACTACCAAAGCATCAAGACCATCGAAATCGTCACCACCTGCTTTAGTTGCTTGGAACAACTGAACCTCCATTCTCTGACCCATACGAGCAGAGATGTCTTGTACTAATTGTGTCTCAAATGGAACCTCCTCTTGGAAATTAGATTGACGCAATCTTTCAGTCAAGAAATAGTCATATAATTCGTAGGGGCATAATTCCATGTTTATTTTTTCTGTAGTTGTCTCAATCAAAATCTGGTCAATATTTGTTGTCCCAGACGAATTAAAACCACATGATTTTCCATCTTGGAAAACCAAATCGTTGGTCATAAAAGGAACTTTCTCAGTGCCTCTAATGTTTGCTCTAACTGAAGCGTATCTTGGTAAAGTTAAGCCAAGGACCTCTTGTAGAAGGATTTGGTCAGATACCTCACGGGTGTAAGTGCTTAACTGACTTAAATCATAGTCGAACTTAAAATTCTTTTTCATACTAAGTTTTTATTTGATTATTTTCTGTGTTTATTAAGAATACCTAATCTATATTCTGAGAAATTTTCAGTGATATTCTTTTTTTCATTGATGCCCTTGTGTTGTGGGGCGGACTTAAAAGTCTCAACCTCAGATTTAACATTCTCAATTTGAGCGTTAAAATCTGCTGATTGTGCTTCCATAATTTTTAACATTTGTTCGATGGACGATTTAATAGTGTTTAACTCGCCCTCAAAGTCGAATTCAGTCGTTTCAGACATTTCCTCATCTTTCTTTGCTTCCTCTGCTGTTCTATCAACAACATCAGCAACATCATCGCTCTCAGGAACACGGATTTCGATTAGGGTGCTTTCCTCGTCTAATACGATTACATACCCATCTCTCAAAATGTGCTCACCTGACGGAGCAGGGGAAAGTGTGGCATCATCACCAACAACATAAACTTTATCTCCAACCTCGAAATCACCTTCTTTATCGTTGGTTACTCGAGTGCCGTCCTCTAATTCTGTTGTTGCGAATGTTTCATTTACCACAGGTTTTTCTGAAAATTCTAAACCCAACATTTCTTTAATCTTATTGATTGCTTCGCTTGCGTTCATAAAAAATTACTTTATTTGAGTTATTATGTTTATTACCTCATCTAATAAATATTCGTCAGTTTTGTCTTTGCTGAAACTCATATCAAAAAGTCCTTCCACGCTTACCGCTTTTACAAGACCCTTCTTTACATAGTCGTTCCATAGTTCGTCATTATTTACCTTGTAACCAACAACCCATGACCCTGATGGGACCTGGTCTTTGGTATATCCATAGTCGTAAATCTTGTCCTCCTCATCTCCCACAATCCAACTCTCTACTAAATAGATATCGTCAAATTTTTTGTCGGTGTGCTCATAATTTACGAACTCTGGTGTTGTACGACCTTCAGCCAAAAATTTGTGGGCTCCTCTTTCGATTGCTTCTCTTGTGAAACGAACCCAAAATTCCCCTTCCCCAGGCTCATACCTTCTAATCAACTTATTCGGTATCATTGCGGGTGCGTAAATCATTCTCTTTTCATCGTCTAACTTAAACTCAAATTCTTGACTACTGAATTCGTTTGATTGTCTCGCTCTACAAGGTCTGAAGGCTTCCTCACCCAAGTATTCTACTTTCTCATAAATACCCTCACAACCCATAGCCGCTGATTTTGACTTAGCCTCTACCTCTGTAGTATAAACAGGAACTCCCTGAAGGAAACCAATCGGCAAATCTGTTGAGGACATACTCTCCTCTCTTAGCGTTTGTGGGTCTCTTTCACGACCATATTGTACGCCTTCATTGACCCTACCTGCTTGACCAGGTGCTGGACCTTCACGAGTTGCCTTTTTTGTGGTAACTTGTTTGTTGTTTGCCACCCTTTGACCAGGGTCCAAATCAATCTCAGACCATCTGTGGCGACAATTTGCTCCGCCTAAGTATAGCCAAGTATCAACCGAGGCACCTGTAGGTCTTGGGATTATCTTTCTTTTCTTATCCTCACCATTTAATTGTGCTGATAACATCTGAATATCCTCAAATCTCCATACTAATTGTCTCCTACCTAACATTCTACGACAGAATTCCCTTGAGGTAGGGATTAAATCAGGCCCACCCAAAGGTCCAATAGAATACACATATCGTCTCAATCTGTAAGCACTATCCATAATGGACGGCTCATTAGGTTTTGATACCAATGTGTAGAATTGTTCTTGTGTGATACTGGTTTTATTAAACTTATCCTTGTATTCTTTTAGAACCTCTGAGGGGTCTATCTCTCTGGCACCTGTGATTACATATCCCTGCTCCAATAAGTCCTCCAATTCTGTTGTATCGTCCCATAGATGACCTAAGTCAGGACCACCTAAACCAATTCTCTCAAGGAATAAGTCAAAATCAACATCAACTCCGTCCTCCTCAAATTGTTTAATTGTATCCATCGCCATCTTGGCTCTATTCTCAATGTCCTCAACCTGTAATAACAAATCAACAATACCTGAAATCATGTCCTCGTCCTCGT